AGCAAATAAGTTTCAGGATGAACCCAATCAGGGTTAGCTTTTGTTAATCTGTTTTCTGCTATAAGACGAGCATCGTTTACTGTCATTTTAGTGCCAGCTTCAGCGGCTTCTCTAAAAATTTGGCTAGTTAAATCATCCAACTCGTCTAAACTTTTAAACGAATCCGCAAGCTCATCTTGAAATTTAATTAATTGTCTACCCCGCCAAAGAAGAATAGGTTTAATACCACCAAAGAAATTCTCTGCTCTAGCTTTAGTAAACCAGCCAGCCATCTCATCCGCACCTGAAGTTCCACGCAACGAATACTTATTATTAGCTCGCATCGCATTAGTTAAATCATTCCAAAAATCAATATTGTTCCACGTAGATTCCCGCGCTTGCCAAGGGCCTTTCTTAAGATCCTTACCCATAACACGAGCTTTCATTTTCATGCCAGTTCGTCGAATCATACCCGGACGAACCATTGCTTGTTGAGCAGGGCGTGTCAACTTAATAGCTTTCATCCAAATCCCACCAGCCCAAGTAGTAGGGTCTAAAAGAATTTCAGTAGTCATAGAACCAGCGAAACCTACAACTGTTCCATACATAGTTCCACGTTCAGCATCGGGTAAAAAAGCATTGTTTTTGTTGTAAAATTTGCGTGAATACTCCATTGTGTCCACGCGACCTTCATCAAAAACATTTATAGCTTCATGCGCTCGTTCAGAATTAATCCAGTCCATTTCTTTTTCAAATTGTTGACGGATAGCTTGATCGTCTTCTAAACCTGTTCGACGGACAATAAGATCCCACACACCGTTCTGCCCAAAACCTGCATACATTTTAAGCATCTCTACTTGAGAGTCATTGAATCCCATTTTCATTACTTGAGCATGAGAGTTCTCATCAAAAGAAGTTTCCGCATGTTCAGTCATGCGCCAACCATCCATTAAAGAACCAATGTCACCAAAAAAAGATCCTTCTTTAGCATCTGTGTAAGCAAGCGATCTTCCTGTACGTTGAGCGAAACGCCCCGACATCATAAGAAGTTCCCATGCTTTGTCAATCTGAACTATTTTTGCGCCAATGCCTAAACCTTTAAACGAAAGTTTTGTAACACCTTTAACAAAATCACCAACATAAGGAATACCACCAAGACCCCAAGCAAAACCGGGACCTTTCTCTCCGGGTGTTCTATACCCCATATCACGTAATCTTTTCTGAGCGGCTGGAGGCAAATTAGCAAACTCTTGTTCTTGAAGAACATCAGGCATACCTTCCAGCATTGACTTACCATCAGAAATAGATTCCGCATTAAGAGCAGTTAAATAAGTATCTAACATTTCATCATCGTCTATATCAGACATCACAAGGTTCGTTAATTCGTCAAGATCCCCACCGAACAGTCCGAACCCTCCATTGTTTGATATAAGTTCAAACCTGCTATTAAGACGTATATCTTCATAAGAAGGAGCATGATTATAATTCTCTGGAACATCAGAGTCTTCTAACTCAAAATTATTTGAGCCACTAAAAAATGGTGATACGCGAGTTCTACTATATGGAACTAATTGTTTTTCAACCACGAGACTCAAACGATTCTACAAGAGCAGTCAAGTTAGGATTGCCTGTAGTCATAGCAAGTCTCTTAATCAATCTNTTACTTCTTTCAGAAGAGTAAGTACCCAACTGTGCGCCCGGCATAGGCTGAGGTTNAATACCAGCAGTCAACCCAAGATCAGGACGATCATCCGCCGCTGTTAAAGGAGTGACATTAGGTATCCACTGNTGTGCCAAATCCAAAGGCGCATCAACAACACCTTGAGGTCGAGCCGNCGCTACCTGACCATCAGGAGTACGTGTNGTATCATACTTAGTTTNCATATTAGGAAGAGCGATACCACCCTCNTTAGGATTTTGAGCCTGAAGATTCTCAGACTTNTCACCATACGAAGCACCAGCTTCCAAACCCGGAGCTTTAGCTCCTTGAGTTTTTTTACTTCTAGGCATTTTGNCCTGCCAACAATGCGGCTCTCATCTCAGCTATTCCCGGAGGAGCCTGCTCAGGAGGAGGAGCGCCAGCCATCATCTCAGGGCCACCAGCTAATCCCGGTGCCGCTTCAGGAGCCATCATCTGACCCTCGGCAGGTTCAGGAATTTCCTCTGCTTGTTCTTTGCGTAGCTCTTCATCAGCCCTACGGATAGACTCAAAAATGTCATGTCCATCCTTTCTGAACTTTTCGATTTTCGCTACATAAACAATAGGCATAGTTCCTTGAGCGGCTTGTTGTTGTATACCTGCCATTACCGCTTCTTCTAATTGCTCCTCATCAACCCTTCTGCCTTCAGCTTCAGGATCGTCAACGAACGGATGCTTCACACGAAAAGTATTAAGACTAATACCTTTCATCTGTAGCAACTGACCCAACTGGATTGTTGTACCCTGAACATCCGCTCCGGGTATTGAATGAGAAACAACATTATCGAAAGACTCGAAATGTTCTTCAGGTGTGAACTCTACGTGACCGAAGTCACCTGAGTAGCCTGTGAATGTAACAAACTTTTGTTGATCGAAGTAGCCTCTGTAACAAGCAAAGATGCATTCATTCAAATAGGGAAGATGTGCTTCCATTGTCTCTTGAAGCTCCTGCACGCGTGGATCAAGAGAAGCGCCCATGAGAGCGTCAATGCCCCTACCAGTCCGTAAAGCACCGTAACTTTCTCCACCGATCTGGGGAACCGTGCCAGTAGAGATTCTTGCATTACGTTCAAGTCTATCAATGGCGATATTGGTCGCGGGATCGGGTGAGGAGCGAAGCTCCCCGATTTGTTCTGCGTCGAGCAGTACGTTGACTTCACCTTCGCGCCCATCTTTCCATTCACCTCCTACGATCATAGGTACTTGACCTGAACGGCCAATGATGTACCTATCAGGGAAAATTGCTTTCTCCTGTGCGATTATTTCTAAAGCCATAAGCTTTGCCATNAAGTCTGTCATACCGACAACATTTGAAACTGACGAAGCTATCTTATCTAAAGTGATACGTCCAGGGGTTATTACACATGGCATACCTGCTCTGTTAATAGCCCTTGACAATTCTAATTGTGTNCTGTGATAAGAATAGGATTGGTTATGATAAGCATAACGAGGTCCCATTATTCCAATGACGATATGTTCAGCGTCAACCCATTCGCATACATCCCACAGTTCTTGTCTAGCATTATCATCTGAAGCTACAGGCCCACCGTTTTCAGTTCTGGAAGCAGGATAATTNGCGCGTAGCCAATCACCAGACTTGCCGTAAATAAACCCACAGTTGCGAGGGACATCATAATTCTCAGCGGCTTGTGGCTCAGGGTAAACACCCAAAGGATCACGCACCTCTATCTTTGGCATACCTAACTCGAAGTCAGGGTATATGCACAAAGCTGTNGTAGCGTAACCGGCAAGATGCCGATACGCTCTACGCATCTTCACTTTGAAACGGTTCTGATACCACGTAGCGGCAAGCGCACGTTTACGAACATCAGCATATTGCCTCGATCTTCTACCCCGTTCTTTGCTAGGGTCAAGAGCAGGGCATCCAATGAACGGCATAACAGATGCGGCTCGTTGAGCTACAGCATCAATGTTCTCAGAAATCAAAGCAGGAGTTAACGGAGGAAGAATAGGTTCTTCATCCATAGAAGGAAGCGGTATAACATAATCACCGTTGTATCGCTCTTTAATATCGAGCATACGCTCTAATAATGGCGACTGCGCTTCTTGCCGCTGTCTTATTATTCCAACTATTTCTTCAAATGTGTACATTATATGGCTCTCGCAGGTGTCTTAGACTTACTCCAAGGTAGCGCTTTATACGAGAATTGTGAAGAGTCAACATCAAATGCTTGTTTCCTTTGCCTCCACAGTATCCATATAAACCAAAGCGCCATTACTTGATCTTGCCGTAGTTTAGTACCCCTTTTTAATGGCCGCCATGATTTTAACTGTCTAATTAACTGATCTGCTTGATGCCTTGTAGTGTTATCACCAGCATAAGGTATCTCAATTTCTTCACGCATGAATGATAAAGCCATTGAAGGGACACCTATAGTTTCATCATATTTGTTCACACCTGTTAAATGTTCTCTGACTCTGAACCCATATTTATCTGTCATTTCAATAAGACGTTCATCACGAGATAANCCTTTTTGAAACACCATTGCTTCAATCACAACATCAGAAACAGTACTACCATTCTTCATGCAACGAAGTATCGCATCTTCAACAACTTGTAGTATCTGTTCATTACGTGTCAATCCAATATCTTCTCTAATGAAAAGAATCTTTAGTTTACCTTCATGTGGTGTTGCCGCTACTACACAATTATTGGAACCCAACGCAGGGTCTAAGCCAATGTAAACACTGCAATCTTTAGGCGGGTCATGTAGCACTGACCTCATAGGGTTCAAACATTTTTGTATAGCATCATCCGTGAAAGTCGCAGAAAGAGANCTGGTAGGTTCCTGCATGTAGTTCCTAGACCACGCTTCTTCACCAACCTTACGGCGAATACGATCCAGTTTTTCCATTGAAAACATTTCTGGCCATAACGGTTCAGGTTCACCCTCATCATTTGTAATGATTGCAGGGAATTTAATAACTTTAAGAATGTCTTCATCTATCTCATTCATAACACGTTCATAAAAATCATCTTCACCGACACGAGTACCATTAATACTTGTACGACCATTCTCACCCGGACGGGTTAACCAGTCCTGTCGGAACACCTCGAACATTTGTTCTGTGAGGTTTAACGAAACACGAGATTGAATATCGTCAACATGCAAATGGTCGGTTCGAGTACCAGCAATTTTAGATCGCCAGCCCAAAGCGACCATCGAATAGTCACGCTCATCATGTCTTTGCTTTTTGTAAACATTAAAATAGTCAGCCCCCCACATTTGTGCAGTCTTACGACCACTCTGATTTTGTGGGACAAACGGACCGAATTTAGCTACATAACTAGGGAAAGGACCATGTGGTTCCATACGTGTACGGATACGCCCAAGAATTTTACGACTCATATCCTGTCCTTCTGAACCAACTGTGATCCTGAACTCAGGGTTAGTTGCCAGTTTAAAACAAAAATAGTCTTCAGCTAAAGTAGTTTTACCATGTTCAGGAGGCCATAGAATAAGCGTTAAGTTTCCGGGAGGAGTGTTTTCGTATGCGTCTATAGCACGTAGATGAAACCAAGGCGACATGTGTTTAAAGTATTCTGATCTGAAACTTTCAAAACTNCCATCCCATTCTTTTTTGGGTTCGCCTACTGCTAGTTCNTTTCTTAAAGCATCAGACTTAGCGGCGAAATCTGGGAATCTTTGTCTCCATTTTTCGTAAGCGGATCGTGTGACACCAACAATTTTGCAAGCACCTTGAATGGTTCCTTGTTGTTCTAAAGCTTCGAGGAAAAGTTTACGATTTTTCTCCCCTACAAGTTTGCTTGCGTTTTCAGTCATAAGTTTATGCGTGGTCGAAGATTGACTTCGTTACCTCTACCGCAACAGTTCCGGCGGCAATGATACCTTCACTACCAACAAACTTTATTGTGTGAACACCTATCTGATCTAATGTGAAATCTTTATAATACACACCCGCACCGGATCGTGTCATACCACCTGACCCTGTATAAGAAGTGTTAGTCCCATCAGGTTTATTCCAAGTGATAGTCACATCATCTTCATTATCTGTTGGGTCGTCAGCAGTCCCACCAGTTGTAAACGTGGCAGTTACGCGCAATTGGTCATTTTTATCGTATGTTGTCATTAAACACCTACTGTAATCGAAACGTCATCTACTAATGATGATACAAGAGTAACATCGGTTGGCAAAGAAACTGCCAAAGTTACATGAGGATTTGGTCTGTTAGCGTCAATAGTGCAACTAATTGTTGCCGATCCTGTAAGCGAAGCGGCTATCAAAGCCTCCTCGATAATAGCTGTTAGCGTAGATCCGGTAGCTGAAAGNGACTCGCTAGTAAGAAGATGTTCANGAACTATTGTCGCTGATATTGTTGCAGATCCTGATATGCCTGCACTCAACAAAGCTTCTTCGATGATTGCAGTTAATGTAGAACCAGTAGCTGAAAGCGAAGAATTAATAAATTGTGTTGATTGAACACCCGTTGAAGTAGAACTTGAACCAGTGGCACTACCACCAATAAAGTTCGTCATCTGCAATGTGATACTTGAAGAACCAGAAGCAGATATTGAAGCAGTTATTGTGTGCGTTTCATAAGAAGCCGCACCGTCGTAACGCCAATCGGCGCTTCGGTAACTTACATCAGCTTTCCGATACCCAATATTAAATGTTTGATCGGCGTACTCGGTTGTTACATGATTGTAATTTAATCCGGGTTCGCTGTATTTGTAAGTTGATCCTGTATACGCAGAAGACCCACCAGAATACTCTAATTCGGTTGAGCTATAATCTTGTCCGGGTGCTGGATATACAGGCATTAATCCCATCCGTTTCTGTACGCAACCCCAGCAACATTACCGTCATAGTTGTAAGAAGGTAACCTGTAGTCTGTACTGGCTTGACGATAATCAATAGCCATCGTTTACTCTGCTTCTTCACCTTCTGGAGGAGGCTCTGAAGTAATAAAACCATCTTCACCAACTGTTGCATCAGACCAAATGTTTTGACAAAAAGCCAACGCTTCCGATTCGGTTACTTCTGTAACATCCCACGTTTCAAGCCCTGTCAGGTCAGCGGTTTTGGTCAGGTAGCCGATGCGGTACCCTTCACCGTCCACGTATGCAGACGCTTGGGTGTGTCCTCCGTTTTCGGCGATAACTTTTTCCGGTCCGGTTCCTGAAAGCCCATTGTCTGACAGTTTC